GTTTGATCAACATGTTTCCCTAGAAGCGCTCCAATGGGAGCACAAGATGTATGCGGAATACTTTCAGGGGAAACACAAGAGCCGGTTGCGCAAGCTGTTGAAATTGCAGGAGATTAATCATTGTTTTGGTGAATGTCCAGATGGCGAGTTGCGTTACACGATAGTCGGCACCAGAATGTCTGGTGATATGAACACTTCCATGGGTAACTGCCTTTTAATGTGCAGCATGATCAAAGCTTTTGCTGATGAACATGGCATCAATTGTCAGTTGGCCAACAATGGAGATGACTGTGTGCTCTTTATGGAACAGGAGGATTATGACCGCGTTGCAGCGGATGTTTACCCCTGGTTCCTGAAACTTGGATTTAATATGGTTGTGGAGCAACCTTCCCATGAATTAGAAGAGATTGAATTCTGCCAGATGCGTCCTATATTTGATGGCAGTCGTTGGATAATGTGCCGCAATCCAGTCACAGGTATCGTTAAAGATTCTGTCTTGCTTAAGCCTTGGGGAGGTGCTTCTTTCTTCCAAGGTTGGCTGGATGCTGTAGGCACTGGTGGTATGGCTATTTCAGGTGCCTTGCCAGTGTTCCAGGAGGTTTACAACTTGTATGTACGATCAGGTAAGAGACGCCCAATTGCCGAGGACTTGGTACCTTGGAATGTGATGCAAATGGGAAAGGGGATGGATCGCAAATACGGCATTATCACCCCTGCCGCGCGAGCCTCTTTCTATTGGGCGTTTGGCATTAGTCCGGACGAACAGATTTGTCTGGAGGAGCACTATGCCGGCATGGAGATTGGTACCCGCCTGGAAGGGTACCGTCCCCGTGCTATTTTTTAAAACAAACCAGCTCCCCGGTGTGTTGCGGAACACCGGATTTTGTTTGTGTTGTGGGGACAGGTTTAAGCTTTCAAAACCAATTTGATGGGCTAATATAATAGCTAAGAGACTGCACGAGAGCCCATTGGAGACCTGTTGATCAGTCCCGTTATATTGCGGGATCCCATACAAATGTTTATTTATGTCTAGATTGCGTCGTGTATCAGCATTGACCCCTTACAGGAAAGATTCTTCCATATATTATTCAGCAGAAGCCGACTCCGTTGATAGTCCTGAGTTTACCCCCGCCCCCCGACTGCGCCAAAACAATTTGTTTGGCGAGTTAGTTAACAGATCTGCGCAGAGAATTAGTGATATTGTATCACATAAGATACGTTCAGCTACCGTTGCTAAGCCACCAGTCACTGCCAAGCCTCCACGGCCAAAGCCGAAGAAGCCGCGCCTGGTGCCACTGCCTTTTATTTTGCCCAATCCTGTGCCATCTGCTCCTCAGTGGGTCGACAGAAGTGGTAAACCAGTTCCAGTCGATCAAGTTGGATATAAGAACGGTAACGTTAATACGCCCGTAAAGATAACTGTGACGTATAATCCCAAAGCTCAAGCCTACGAACAAACCAGTGAACCTATCACACGAGTTGTTGCTCCAGTTACTAAATCTTCAGGAATTTACGTCATGTCTAAGACCGGTAAGAACGCCTTGTCCAATGTTGGTGTATTTCGTGGCACCAATAAAACTTCTGTGCGTCATGCGCCTGCTGCTATATCCCGGC